GTCCTTCAGGACGCGCAGGTCGTGCCACACGAGCGGGTTCATCATCCAGCCGAGCTTCTTGCAGGGCACGTTGTCCTGCTCCAGCTCGTAGATCATGTCGAACAGCTTGTCGAGGTCGACGCCGCCGCCGAACGCGACCGAGCCGATTCCCGTCAGGTTGACCATGCCCGTCGGCTGGCCGGAGGCCCCCGAGCCCGAGATGAAGCCCAGGTCCTCGCCGAGCGCGAGCTGCTCCGCCATGTCCTGCCGGACGAACTCCTCGCCGACGGTGCCGAGCATGAGCTGCTCGTTCGTGAGCTTCACGACCAGCATCGACTTGTGCGGCGTGAGGTTGATCTGGTCGAGGGTCGGCGTGGAGTCGCTGACCGCCGTGGACTCGGACGTCCAGTTGTGCGTCGAGGCGCCGCTCTGGCGGTTGATCCGCAGCGGCGAAACGGTCAGACCGTCGAGGCGCCGCGGTCCCATCGCCTGCACGACGGACTCCGCCTTGAGCATCTCGATCAGCTCGGCCTGGGTGGCCTCGGGGACGGAGAACCCGCCCTGCGAGTCCGTCGACACGTTCATGATGCGCTGGAGGCTGCCCTTGAAGCGCTCGCGGCGCCTCGCCTGCTCCTCCTGCACCATCTCGCGCTCGACCTTCGCCTCGGACCAGTCACCCGTCTTCGCGGCCGTGATGGCCCGCGAAAACGAGAACTCGGTCCGCGGCTTGTCGGTCTTCGGCGTGGTGATCGCCCGCGCCTTCGTTCTGCTCTCAAGCGCACCGATGCGCTCGTCCTGCGCGTCCATGCGCGCACGCGCCTCGTCGATCAGCTCGGCGATGCGCTCTGCCTTTGTCTTCTCGGGCATGATGCCCCTCCCGTCTGCGGGCTACGAGCCCGCCAGTCCTTCGAGCTTGTCCAGCAGTCCGAACTCGTCGGGGTCCTCGGCGTCGGGGTCGTCCTTGGGATCTGTGCGATCCGACGACCCGCCGGCACCCGTGTCCCCCTGCAGCCGCTGGACCTCGGCCTTCAGGGAGTCGATCTGTCGCTGGAGGTCCGCGACCGCCTTGCGGTCCTCGTCCTCCTCCGTGTCCTCCTCGTCGTCTGGGTCCATCTCGTCGGCCCGTGCGAGGAGGTCGGCCGCGAGGGTGCGGAGGTAGTCGGCGGTCTCGACCGCGAGCGCGCGCTCGGCGTCGCCCGTCTCCTCCTTGTCCTCGTCGGTCTCTTCGGCCCGGTCCTCGTCTTCGGTGTCCGTGTCGTCCTCGGACTCCTCCTCGTCGCCCGACCAGTCGAGCAGCGCGGCCTCGTTCTCCTCCAGCCACGCCTGCGCGGTCTCGACGTCGAAGGCCTCGGCATCGAACGCCACGCCCTGGACGGCCATCTCGCCGCCCTCGGCGAGCTTCCCGACCACGCACACGACGCCGTCGGCGCCGGGCCACTCCATCTCGGAGAGGGTGTCCGGGTCGAAGGTGTCCGCGGGGCGAAGGATCGCCTGCAGCATCCCGTCCTCGGTCTGGGTGACTTCGCGCTTCATGGCGCCCTCCATGCCCTCCAGGAGGGCCTTCCAGGATTCGATGCCGCGCCATGCGCGACGCATCACGGAGACGTCCGACTTCGTCAGACCGCCGACCTGCACGCCGCGCTCAATCGCGACTGCGTCGACGTCTGCCGGCACCGGCACGGCCGAGAGCTCGGTGAGCTCGGTTCGTGCGGATGCCCAGATGGCGCCTGCGGCCCGCTCCTCGTCGGTCACGTTGCGGGACTCGAGCACGTCGAAGCCCACGCTGACGGCGTGGAGGAAGCCGGCCTTGTAGAGACGGAAGATCGTCTCGGCGAACTCGTGGTTCTGCTCGATGCCCGCGAACTCGACCTCGGCGATCAGATCGTCGCCCTTGACGTAGACGCGGACGACCCGGCCGATGGGGAGCCCCCACGAGTCGTGGGCCCAGAGGAAGACCGGGTTGCGCTGGAAGTTCTCCAGTTCCCAGCCCTTCACGTCGATGATGCCGCGGTCGCGGGCGACGCCCTGGGTCGAGGCGACGAACTTCAGCGTGCGCTTCTTGCCCTCGACGGCGCGCACACGCACGGGGATGAGCCGGGGAGACGTCCGAGCGGGCGCGGTAGGCATGGCGCTGGATTCCAGCGCCGGCACGTCGATGGACAGGATAGCACCGGGTCCGACACTCGCGAGAACGAGATCAGGCGGGGGCCGCCGTGCATCGGCAGTTGATCGTCTGACTGCCAGGTGCCTGGAGGTCGCCCGGGTGCCGCAGTGTGATCCCCGGCACGAACGACTGCCCGCGCTCCACGACGTCCCCGTCGAGGTGTACGTGGGCGTCGCGGACGTGGGAGTCGCCCGAGGTGATCCACTCCGTGGCCGTGACGCCCGCCTCCTCGAAGGCGAGGTCCCGGGCGCCGTTCGTCGTCTGCGCGCTCTCGGTCCGCGCGATCGTCAGACTGCGGGACTGAGCGCCGTTGAAGAGCGTCCGCATCCGTTCCTGCAGTTGCGTGACCGTCTCGCCGTCCCCCATGCCGAGGAGCAGTTGCTTGCGGATGCCCTTCTCGAGCGTCTTGTCGATGCGGACGACCTTGATCTCCTTCTGGGCCAGGAACTCCAGCACGCGCGGGTTCTCGCTGTCGAAGTAGGCGAGCGGTTTCCCGAGCTCCTCGGCTACGCCCTCCGCGGCTGAGTCGATGATCTGACGGTAGACCGGGTTCACCAGCGCCTTCAGTTGCTCGTCCCAGCGCTTCCTAGCCTTGGCGAGGTAGGCCTCCAGTTCGGTCGCCGAGGTCGTGCGGATCGCACGGTCGCCGTCGAGCCAGCGCAGCACCTCCTTGCGGCGGGCGTGGAAGAAGCGCTTGAACTTCCGCCGCAGGATCCGCTCGCCCGGGTTCATCACGCGCCGGCTCACTGCGCGCCAGTACGCCTCGCGCTGCTTCTGAGTCCGCCGGCCGGTCTTGCGGGCGCGGATCGGCTGCGCGGTCCACGAGCGGAGCAGGGCCTTGGCGTGCGCGTGGATCGCCTCCACCGCCTCGGCGCCCTCCTCGTCCGACCCCACCGACCCGCCCTCGAACGCCTCGTCCGCGAACGGGTCGCCCATCACGATCTGGTCGGCAGGAGCGAGCGAGAACGGGAGGAGCGAGGTGTCGCCCCAGTCCTGCGCCTCCAGCCCGAGGTCGAGCTTCTCGACGGCCTGGTTGTAGGGCACGCCCTGCTGCATCATCTGCGCGAGCGCGGTCAGCTTCTGCGTCAGGTCGTCCTTCAGCGCGGCGACGTTCGAGACGTCGAACTCCAGCCAGATCGCACGACCGCCCGCGACCTTCGCGCGAGCCCGCGCCATGCGATCGCCACGGGTCCTGAACAGCCGCGCCTCGAACACGTCGGCGCAGGTCTTGAGCAGCGACAGGATCTTGTTCTCCCAGAGGATCCGCTTCGCCTCCTGCGACGTCGCGCGGTTCACCTGATCGGTGTCGCCGAGCAGCACCTTGTGGACGCCGAAGACCATCGCGATCTCGTCGCGGTGGAACTTCCGGCCGACGAGGAACTCCATGTCGCGCTGGTTGACGCCGAGCTGCTGCCACTCCATTCCGCCCCACAGCACCATCATCCGGTGCTGCTTGCCGGAACCGACGTGGCGGTCCTCGAACGACTTCTTCGCCTGGTCGCGCTGCGTCTTCCCGGGGTTCGCCTCTCGCGGGTAGACGAGCGCGCCGCTCGGCATCGCGCCGTTGTCGAAGAACGCCTCCTGGTAGCGCTGCGCCTTCACGTCCGCGCGCAGGCTCGGCATCGCGGCCCGGATCTCGGAGAGGCCGCGAAGCGGGTTGTTCGGATCGAAGCGCTTGAACTGAAGCACGCGCTCGGGCGCCAGGTCCACCACGCCCGTACTCGTCGTGCACTTCCAGTTCGTGATCAGCCCCGTGGCAGGGTCCACGTCCTCTGCGAAGCAGCGGCCCGGGAGCGGCCACAACTCGGCCGGCACCTCGTCGTCGGTGATCTCGTCGCCCTTGCCCTCCATGACGAGGAACACCTCGCCGTCGAGGAAGCGGTAGGCCCAGAACGCGCCCCAGAACTCGCGGCGCGTCAGGTGCGGGTTGGGCGTCAGGAACAGGTCGTACCAGGGCCCCTCGCTGATCGGCTGCTTGTCCTCGTCCGTGCCCGTGTAGAGCGTCGGGTCCGCGTCGAGGCACGCATCGACCAGCACGTCCACGCAGCGCGAGACGGTGGCGTGGACCTCGTAGGGGTTCCCCACCTCGCCCTTCGCGTTCAGCATGTTGATGATCGAGCCGCTGAAGCCGGGGTCGGTCGGGGCACGGGTGCCATGTTCGAGCGCCTCGCGTCGGAGGCGGCGCGCGTTCTTCTGGACCTGTCGCACGGCTACCCCCCTCCGACCT